GAGGCTGCGGCAGCGGCAGAAGCTGCCGCTAATGCAGATAATGGTTCCATAAATAATTCCCGTATTTATTTATGTTATTAAGCCCCCAAGTAGTACCTTTAACTACAGCCGTTGTAGCCCCCACCTTTTACAGCAGCACCCATACCACGAGCCGTCATCCGGCTCATACTAGTCGGAACCTTTACGTCCGCGGTCTTACCATAAGGAATACGGCCCTGACCCTTGATGTCAGCAAAAGTGTCCGCTTTCTGCGCCGCCCCCGGCTTATTTGTTACAATCTTTACTGCGCTTTTCATTTTATTGCCCTCTCTGTTTAAGCATTTCACGTTCCATAGCAGACTGAATACGCTTGTCCGTCTGCCGCTCTTGCGCCGCAAGCCGTTGCTGGAACTGATCCGCCCGCAACCGCTGGTTCTGTGCGTCCAAGTTAAGCTTAGCCTGATCTACCTGAGCGTCGGCCTGCTCGGCCTGTGCCTTAATCTGTAGCTCCTGCTCTTTAAGCTGTACCAAAGGATCAGGGCCTTGGCCCGATACCTGCTGAGACATCTGCTTGACCATCTGCATACCCTGCGCCACAAACTGGGCGGTAAGACCCTCAACAGCCAGCATCTCCTCCTCAGTAGCCGCCTCACCCCCAGCCGCTTGGCGCTGCTGAATAAACTGAATAGCGGCTTGCTCTCTAGCGGCAATCTTTACATGCTCCATAATATGCTTCTGTAACTCCATTGCCAACGCAGGCATTGAACCTACTAGAGGCGTCGAACCAAAAACAAGGTGCGCCATGATGTGCGACTCATGCTCCTGCCCTTCAAAAGCTTTAAGAGGCACCATGTCCATAACGTCGATGTTTTCCTGTGCGGGATCCTTTGGCTCCGGCTCTTCGTCCGGAATACGCTTCATAATCCGGTCCACGTCCCGTACACCAAGCGCGTCGTACATGTCCCGATACACTTCATACATGTTGTGTAACTCAGGTGCCGCACCAGCTAACTGCAACTTCGTCTGGGCCAGTGCAATACGCTGCGCCTGACTAAACACGTTCGGGTCAGAAACAGGCATCACATCTACACGGTCGTCAAAGTCTGACCGCATCACAGTAGCGTCCGAACCCTCTACAGAATACGGATACTCCTGCGGTAAACTCTCACTCATCACACGAGCTAAAATCTTAAATTCCTGCTTCATGCCGTAATGAAGCCGCTTATGCACCGCACTCATTACACGAGAGCCTTGCTCCAACATCGCAATGGTCGTTCCTACAGCCGCATTCTGGTTCCCATCACCAACCTTCATATCAGTAATGGTCGCGAACCGCTGACCGGCATCAACAACAAAGCCCAATAACGCAAATAACGTCTGGTCAGGACCCTTGAACGGCAACGGCATCAGGCTGTCACGAATAGCCCCTCCGGGAGCGTCCACATCTCTGAACTCTCCGGGCTGAAGCGGGTCATCATCGTCCCTGATCCGTAGTCCGCGGGCCTTGAAACCCGCTGGGAGATTAGACAACGTACCAGCGTCGATTAACTGCCTCAGTGCCGCCGTGGCGGTGCGTGACAAGCCGCCAATGGTGTGAATAAGACCTAAACCATAGAAACCAAAGCCCGGAAGGAACTTAAAATGCACAAAATACTGGATTTTGCGCTTTAATTCGTCTTCTTCACGGTAATTACGGCGAATTGACAATATCTGCCCGTTGTCCTGACTAATTGTCACAACATATGGTATCTTAATACCGGTCGGTTCACCCTCTTCGTCCGTCTCTTCATAACCCTCAAGGTCTAAATCAACGTGACACTCCAAAATAGTGCAGTCATAATCAATTTGCGTGGCTCTAGTACCGTCAATACGGTCTATTTCATCGCCAACAGAGTCATCTTCACCCTGCGCAGGGATGACCGGCACGTCCAAATAGAAGCCAGACACCTGTTTTTTCCGCAAATCGTTCAAAGACATGCGAATAGACTGCGTAATGTTGGGACAAGTGTCTAAATCAGACGTCTCGTAAGGAACAACAAGGTGCTCGGCAGGAATAAACTTGCTTACAGCACGTCCTAACGTCTCATCATAGTAAACTTTCTTAAATGTACTGCCCGCTAACGGTAAATAAAACAGCATCTGATCCATGTCAGGCGTGTAATCTTCCATCACACTCGTGACATAGTAATTCATAAACTGCCTTACGCGCTGCGACTGGGCCTGCTTTTCCCTTGTTTCGCTTCCCATAATAGTAGTTCGCACGGGGCCGCTGGCAGGCAACAACTCATTGAACGCCTGCGCCTGAAACTGCGTAGCCGCCTCGGCCAACAACGGGTGCGTAACCCCAGAAGCCCCTCTAAAAGGCTGGGTCCTCTCCTCGTAGTTGAACCCAAGCAGTTCAAGACCGTTTGCATAAGCATCTTCCCAATCCTGCCTTCCCGCCTTGTTGGCATCAAACTCACCCAATAACTCACCGGCAATGCGACCAAGCTCCCGGTCCGGCATCTCTTCGGCCAAGTTCATGTAGAAATCACCGCTCTCCCCGCGCTGGTCCTGCGGATCAAAATCTATGGTTACACCGCCGTCCTCGTCCGGGATCATCTCAATGTCCATGCCCTCGGACATACCCTCAAAAGCAACGACGTTGTCGTCCATGCTCCCCGGAACCTCTAGCTCCACTTCAGCAGCTAAGTCTTCCGGATCAAGCTGCGACGGAACATTCGTGTCCATTAAACCGCCAATTGGTTTACGTGCCATTCGTTATCTCCTCTAAGCCTAACTTATCATAGACCGGTTCATATTTCTAGCTACCTGAAAGACCTACCGCTTCACGTTAAAGAAACCATCCCGATCTCTAGGAAAGTATATGTCAATCCCCGTGTCTGGAGACTTAAACCGTCGGTCACGCTTCTCACGTCCAAGGATCACGTCTAACTGCTTTAAAACCGCGCTGTCTACCATCTGAGTAATCTGTTGCGGGGAAGCGTCTATACCAGCCTTCTGCATCAAGCTAGCGCCAAAAGCATTGTTACGCTTGTCCATCTGCGTGTCTTCTACTGTAGAACTGTTAAAGATCCTATCCGAAAATTCAGATAAACCACCTAACGTCTTAGCCGTCTCCGGTCCTAGCTGCTGCGTTAACAAAGCCGACTGCAACGCATGTGCTCTAGCATCCTCTAGCTCTTGATACGTCGGAAGGTCGTGCCGGGGGCGCTCCGCTCGCATAACCTCAGTGCTGGAAGAATTATATACTTCACGATCCACGTCCGACGGATAACCATACTTCGTCTCCAAAACCTGCTCAAAAGTTGGCGAACCATCTGCGTAGTAAAAAGAAGATCCTTCGCTACCCTCTCTGCCAGATTGACGGACAATTTCCTGCTCTTCCGAGCTAGGTAAATCAATCCGCGGGTCGAGAAGCGCCGACATAATACCCGATTCTTCTATCTCTACCGCCGGATTGCCGCCGTCCTGCATCGCAATACCGAAATTTCCCTGCTGATCAACCTCAGTATATTGCGGAAAACTAGGATACGTGGGCCGTGCTCGACCCTCTAAGTCAAACGATTGAATGCCCTGATCCGTGAGCGGCGGTGCAAACTGGTCGCTGTCTTCAAAAAGATCAAAGCGCCGCGGGTCTTCTGTCTCAAAATTATACTCAGGGCCAAGATAATACGGATCAGTGGTCTGCTGACCCTCCTGATACACACGGCCCGGAAACTCCGCTACATAATCACGGTCCCCGGGTTGAAGCGGAACCGCAAACATATCATTCATAGACAGGCCGCCCATGTCAACATAACCCGCCCCAAGATCCACTACACTGTCTGCCATCAGTAATACGCCCTAACTCTTACGTTGGTGTCTTCTTCGCCCCAATCATCAGAAGGTAACTGAACAAAATTTCCCTGACGATACCTCATCAATGCCTGTGTCATACTATCTACCAAATCATCGTACTCCCCATTAGGAAACGCAGCCACCTCTTCAATAAGCTCATCAGCAAAAGTGGTGTCGGGGGCCCAGACCATACCCGCCTCAAAAAGAG